ATGGTGAATTGATTATCAATGAAGCAAACTATGCTTTCAAATTGAACATGGACGTTTTTGATGAAATTGGTTCAAGTAGACCATTTCCTCTATTATCAACCATTCAAGGACTTCTCCAGTTGACATGGGGAGCAATTAGATCTAAAAAATGATATATGTTATACTAACCAATATTGTTTTATACCTTATACTAAGGATATCACTAGTTCGTAAATTTAAAACCAGTTATTCTATTTACTTAAAGGATGCTAATGGTAATAAACAAACGCTAGCAGATACTATTGCTTATCTTTTAGAACAGACGGAGTTGCAAGATAAAAAAATCTTATATCTTGCCAATGAAGTAGAAAACCAATGGATAGCAATAGAACAGATCAAGTTAGTTACAGGTGCCGATAAATACTGTACTGAAAAACCAACACCACAAATTATTAAAGATGCACGATCAAAACTCAATAGGTAAGGAAGAATCCGACGCCTCAAGATATCAAAGAGCACTAGATCTCTTTACCGAATCAGTTTATAAACCAGACCCCGATCTCCGTGGTTGTGCTCATAATCAAAACTGTTATGATGAACTCATGGAGATCAGAGAACACGTTATAGAGTATCTCAGGACTCTTAAAGAAGTCACTCATCATACAAATGCAGATGAAAGCGATGAGATAGAAACTGCAAAGCTAATAGAAACAAAGACTAGATGACTCCACTTGAAAAACAACTTTTAGTGGTTAGAAAGTTAAGGTATTCTTTAAATGAGTCTAGTGCGTATTTTTACCTATCGCCTGTGATAAATAGTAAAGAAATAATACGAAAAAATACAAGATGTGTGTTGAATCCCAAAGAAAAACAGCAAAAAGGTTAATAAAAGTTGCAAAACAGTTTCCAACCCTCTATAGTAGAGAAGACGTACTCTACGCCAAACTTATTAAAAAAGCGAACAAAAAATCAAACAATGAAAATCTTTCTTGATACTGCCGTATTTGAAGACATCTATAAGTTTAATCAAACAGGTCTCATAGACGGTGTGACAACAAACCCATCACTCATACTCAAAAGCGGTGGAGATCCTGTAGAAACAATTAAGAAAATATCGGGAGAGTTCCCATTCTTTGAGTCCATATCAGCAGAAGTAGTAGCAGATGAATCTCTTGAAATGGTAAATCAGGCACAAGCGTTCAAAGATATGCAGAACGTGACTATCAAAGTGCCATTGACAGTAGAAGGTCTAAAAGCATGTAAGTTACTGTCAAGTGACGGATTTACAGTAAACGTGACACTATGTTTTTCAGTTGCACAGGCAATACTGGCATCAAAGGCAGGAGCTACATATATTTCACCATTTGTAGGAAGAGTTGACGATAATTCATTCGATGGTTTAGGGTTAGTTAAGGACATTGCGAAACTATATAGAGAACACCTGTCAAGGACGCAAGTTCTTGCCGCATCTCTTAGAAATGTGAAAGATGTTGCAGATTGTTTCTCAGTAGGAGCAGACGTTGTTACCATGCCCCCTGCTATATTTGACAAAATGTACAACCACATTCTAACCGACAAGGGATTACAATTATTCCAAGACGATTGGAACTCTATCAAGAAAGACTAATGGCACTATCAGAACAAACCTCAGAAAGTCTCAAGAAGGCAGAAGTTCATCTTCGTGACGCACTTGCGTTTGCAGCAAGAGTAGAGAAACCCTATGTGGTAAGAGAATTAGGTGGTATTATTGCACACCTTGACAATATACAAGGCACTGAGACCTTGTTTGACAGGATGACCACCGCTATTGATAGGATGGAGAAGGAAGAGGAAAATGAGTGATTTAAGGTATCGTGATGAACGTATGGTATTACGCCAACAAACATTTCTTTCTTTAAAACAATACAACACTCTCGAAAATGTCCGTCACCTCTACGAATTCTGCCACCTATGGGTATCGCAAGGTAAAACCGATACCAGAGGAATCGAAGAAAGTTTTCTTAGATACAGAAAGAACTGTAGCAATCCGTAAGGGTTCTATTGCAAGACTCGATCACATAGAAGGTCGGGTTCTTTTTGTAGGTGACAAACCTCATAGAGGTTTAGATGGTAGAAAACTATCTACATACCTTACAATATGTTTTAACGAAGAATCCCACGGTGCCATATGTGTTTTTGAGCACGATTGGGAAAAAGTAGAAGTAATCGAGTATTAATTATGTTCACAATTTACGGCAAAGATGAATGTCCTATGTGTTTCAAGGTAAAAGTTGTACTTGAAATGCTAGGTAAGGAATATGAATATAAAGAGTTAGATAAAGATTTTACAGAACAAGAATTCAAATCTATGTTCCCAAATACTATTTCTGTGCCACAGGTAGTAATGGACGGTAAAACACTTGGCAATGCCAATGAAACTTTGAAATATCTCAAAGAACATAGATTAATTTAACATGGTTTCTCCAGATATGGACATAAATAAAGGCGTAGAACTTATACTCAAAGGAGATAAAAAGAAGCCGCCAAAACAAACACCAAAGTTCTTCGATATCAAACTTTCCTTATTTGGCAGAGAGTTTAGACTATCGTTAGATATAAAAAAGAAAAAAAAGTAATTAACCTTGGGAGGAATCCAATGGAAACAACAGTAACTCTTGTTATATTCAGTATGATGTGCTTTACATTTTTGATATTAGGTGGTATAATTGGATGGTTAGCCCAACAAAACAATTACGTCAACATGCAAAATAGGAATGATGCGTTCGCAACTCACCCTGAGATGTATGATGAAAACGGCATGTTGATTGCTGATGAAATAGTAGCCTTGAGGTTTGAAAATCCAAATGACAACAGCGAAGAAGACGACAGCGACGAAGACTAGATCTACGTCAACTAGGAAGAAAACTTCCACTCGCAAAAAACCAGCGACAAAACCGAGGACGGTGACAGTTAAAAAGAAAGAACTGCCCGCTAATCCTATGGTTCATGAACTATTAGAAGCGGTTGACTCTGAAAGAGTAAAATCAAATAAGTTAGACATACTTCGTACACATGGAGATGATTCTTTCAAAATGACTATGATTTGGAATTTTGACGAATCTGTGATTTCTATGTTACCAGAGGGTAATGTCCCATATCAACCTGTAGAGAGTGATGTTCAAGCAGATAGAGAGAAAGGACTTCCACAGAGAACTACCATTCGTAATTCTGCAAGAAACTTCTATCGTTTCATAAAAGGCGGTGACGATGCCTTGAATAAGATCAAGAGAGAAGGTCTTTTTATTAATATACTTGAGACACTACCGCCACCAGAGGCTGAGATCCTTGTTCTTGTAAAAGACAAGGCATTGAATACAAAGTATAACATCACTAAGGAATTGGTGGCAGAAGCATATCCAGAAATTACATGGGGGAATAGATCCTAATGAAAGTACTTCACGAGAAGTGTGATCCTAAATTAGCAGAAGATAGGAAATTGCCATACACAGCATATCTTGTTGAATATGTTGATAAAGAAAATGGTGAGGATAAAGTCTTCTATGATATCACAACATGTTTGAAACAAACAGATATGTTTGATTATTACTATGATAAGTACAAAACAGGATTAAAAGGTTGGAAACAAACAAAGGGTATTGTTAACCCTAAGTTGTGGAATCCAGAATCGGAGAAAAAAGCTCCACCAGCTAAACCTTCTCAAAGAAAAAGAAAATGATCAATCCTATGAGTGTTATTAAAAACGTAAGAACTGTTTATAGCAGATTTTACCAAGAGAACATCAAAGAAGTTGAAGTTCAATTCGCAGATGAGAACCCTGCATGGATTCCATATGAGACATTGTTGGCGATGATGGATTTTGAGGGGGAAATATTAAATGGCTGAACAAGGCAAGGTTGAAATGAACGCTGATGAGTATAAAAAACTCATCAAGAAGTATAAGAAGACAAAGAAATATATGAAATCAAACCTTTTTCAAATTAAAATGATGGATGGTACTGAACAGTATGTCACAGAGTTATTGAAAGAGGCCGAACAAGCAACAGATGAATTATGAATTAATTGATAATTTTCTTCCTTATGATGACTTTAAGAAACTTAAAGACATTTTTTTAGGCAGGAATATTGCTTGGAACTGTGTCAATGGTGCAGTTGTTCCTAAAGATCCAGTTGAGGGTGAATTTCAATTTGTTCATGTATTATATACACGTTATGCACCAAACAGCCCTTACTTTGATAGTTTAAAACCTATATGGGATAAATTAGAACCATGTTCTATAGTCAGGAGTAAGGCAAATCTAAATATGAAGACACTTGAACATGTTGCAAGTGAATATCATACAGATGTTGACAATTGCATCACGGCCATATATTATGTAAATACTAACAACGGTTATACTGAGTTTCAAAGCAATGGTATGAAAGTTGAAAGTATTGAGAACAGACTTGTTATCTTTGATTCAAACGAAAAACACAGAGCTGTATCAACTACTGACACTGCTAGAAGAGTAGTAATTAATTTTAATTATTTTATTTGACATGGACAAGAATCACTTAAAACTTATCATTAAGAATTTGAAAACTGTTATTGAGGAGTTGGAAGCAGAAGTTTATTCTGATCCTACTGCTTACGTTAATGGTGGTGAACATCGTGTCACCTATGCAGATCAAGAAGAAATGTAATGGATGTAAAATTAGTAAACATTACACCTGACGCAGAAAAGACTATGGCGTATATCGCCAGAGTATCTAATCCAAGCAATCAGGACAATGAAAAGTTTGCTGGATTATTAAAATACTGTATCAAACATAATCATTGGTCAGTATTTGAACAATCTAGTATGACTCTTGAAATTGAAACGACTCGTGCTATTGCAGCACAGATTCTACGTCATAGATCATTTACTTTTCAAGAGTTTTCTCAGCGATATGCTGACAGTACAAAGTTGGGAGAGATTCCTATCCCAGAACTCAGAAGACAGGATGAGAAGAATCGTCAAAATTCTACAAATGATCTTGATGAGTTTGTTAAACAAAAGTTGGAATTACAAATGAAAACTTTGTTTAGCTCTGCAACCGCCTTGTATCAACAGATGTTGGAAGAAGGAGTTGCGAAGGAATGTGCCAGGATGGTATTGCCACTCTGCACACCCACAAGAATCTATATGACAGGTTCTTGTAGATCATGGATTCATTATATTGATTTGAGATCCGCTCATGGAACTCAGAAGGAACATATGGACATTGCTCAGGCATGTAAAACTGTATTCATAGAACAATTTCCAATAGTTTCTGAAGCATTAGAATGGAGAAATGGGGTGGTCGAGATTCAAAAACAAATCAAAAAAGAACTTCACGGAGAGGAAACTTAATGGCAACATACCCTGTAGTCAACAAAACAACTGGTGAACAGAAAGAAGTTGTAATGAGTATTCACGATTGGGATCAATGGAAAACTGACAATCCCGAATGGGATAGAGATTATTCAGATCCATCAACAGTGCCAGGCGTGGGAGAAGTTGGAGAGTGGAAAGACAAACTCACCAATAAACATCCAGGCTGGAATGAGATTCTAAAAAAATCTGAAAAGGCTGGTGGAATACAGGGTCGTTTAGCTAACAGAGGTATCGTTTAAGTATGTCAACTAAAAAAAGAAGAAATACTAACAGTCAGCACCGTGCCAGCGCTGTTGGTGCTGGAATGACTGCTAAACAAATGCGTAGGAAGAGACCAATTAACAATGGCATGTTAGTTGATATAGAACCTATCACAGATAATCAAAAGGTATTATTTGATCATTATGCAAAAGGAAAAAACATGTTTGCATATGGGGCTGCTGGTACAGGTAAAACTTTTATTAGTTTGTACTTAGCACTCAAAGACGTTCTAGACGAAATGACGCCATATGATAAGGTGTATATCGTCAGATCATTAGTATCAACAAGAGAAATTGGTTTCTTGCCAGGAGACCATGAAGATAAGTCATCACTCTATCAGATTCCTTATAAGAATATGGTAAAGTATATGTTTGAAATGCCATCAGATAATGACTTTGAAATGTTATACGGTAATTTAAAAGCTCAAGAGACTATTTCATTCTGGAGTACATCATTTATCAGGGGAACAACACTTGATAATTGCATTGTGTTAGTAGATGAGATGCAGAACTTGAATTTTCATGAGTTAGATAGTATAATAACAAGAGTAGGAGATAACTGT